TTGTATGTCTTTGAAGCAGTTGAAGATTTTATATTAGAGTGTGAAATAAAAAATTTAGCTCCTAAGACAGTTAAGAATCGAAAGTTCGAATTAGGTCAGTTCAATGTCTACTGTAATAAGAATGATATTACATCTGTAAAAGACATAACAGAGCGTGATGTTAAAAATTATTTTAGACAGCATCAAAAAAGAGATTTATCAACAAGCTCAATGAGATCATATTACTTTGCGTTAAATACTTTTTTCAACTTTTTAATTGAAGAAAGTGAAATTAAAAGCAATCCATTGGAAAATATGAAACCGCCAGCTGTTAAAAAAAGCACAATTGTTGCTTTTAACTCAGTAGAAGTTAATAAGATGATTAATTCTTACACTTTTAAAAGTTTTAAACAAGCGAGAGCTAAATGTATCATCACTTTACTAGCGGATACAGGCATTAGAAGCGTTGAAATAATTGGTATTAGTTTATCTGATATTGATGATTCGCAAATATTAATCAAAAAAGCAAAGGGTGGACGAGAGCGATACGTTTATATGTCAGCATTATGTAGAAGAACATTGATTAAATACTTAAAAATCAGAAGAAAATACTTTTCTGACCACATCTTAATTGATGATGATGCACTATTCATCACGTCTACAACAGGAAAAAGGTTACAATATCCCGGTTTACTACAAATTGTAAAAAGAGCGGGTGAGAGAGCAGAAATCACAGATAAACGTGTCTCCCCACACTCTTTTAGACACTTTTATGCGATTCAGTCTCTATTAGCAGGAATAGACATATACAGCTTACAGCGACTGCTAGGGCATTCAGATTTAGCTACTACGCAAATATATCTACAATCAATGAAAGATGTTGAAGTGAAGCATCAAGCGATGAAATACAGCCCGATAATGAATTTACACAAAAAATAAAAGGAGGAAATAAAAAATGAAATTCAAACAGTTACGAAAATATGCAGATTATTCATATCCAACATTTGCAGATGCGAAGAAACATCATGATTTACACGTAGAATACAACGATTTTAACAGCTCAACTTTACGCGTGTTCGATTATATTTTAAAGCTATCAACAAATGGCAGAGGAGTTGGCACTGTTAAAGGTGAAACGATTGCTGTCACACTTGACATTAGTCGCTCAACGGTTGCACGTGCAATTAAAAACTTGAAGGACGCAGAAGCTATCATCTCAATAAAAACTGGTAGCGGACGTGTCACAGGCGGACGTGGAGCGAATGTATACGCAATCGCACCATTCAATTCTGATGATGAAAATTCTAATGACAATCAAAATGAAAATAAAGATGACAATAAACCAGTTACCGATAAAGTCAATGATACCAACGTTTCAGAGTGTGAAAATGTAGATACAACTACTAAAGCTACTAAATTAAATTCAAAATCAAAACAAGGTAACCGTCATTCTGACGATGCTAAATTAAATTTAATTTTTTCTGATTTTGTTTCATACGGATTAACTAAAGACAAATTTTTATCAATCATTGCAGATGCAAAACAGAACGCTCATAACATCACAGCGTACGTTAGACGCAGTTGCATGAACTTTATAGACAACAAGCAATCTAAAGCTGAATACTACTTACACAAGCAATTAGACACGATTAACAACGATGTGTCAACTATTGATGTACTCAAAAACTTTTTAAATACACAGCATCAGCATCGCTTTAAAACAGTCTAATTTAATCTGTATTTAACACGCTCAGAGGGCTTTTAAGCAACGCTTATTTGTTGGTCAATCAATACGCATGAAGCTAATCAAACGCTGTTAAACAGGGATATAGACGTGAATTATTGCAAACAAAAAGGTTACTCATTAGCGAGTAACCGACGTGTTATTTCTCATTTTTTAGATTGTTCAATTTCACGCAACACAAGATTACGAACGTAACTACTTACAGACCTATTATCTGCTTCAGCTAATTCTTTAAGTCGTTCATTTTCATCTTTTTTTATATTAATTGTGATTCTAGTCATATCTTCTTTAAGTGCCAACTTTTTCACCTCCAAGTAATGCTATCACTATGATAGCACTTTTTCATTAAAAAGTGAACTGAAGTTACAGATAAGTGCTTGCACAATGATGGCACTTATGGTATATTAATTACAGATAACAAATTAAGAAAAACGAGGTGCTTCAAAAATGGGGAATGATTTACCGATTATTACAAATATTTTAATATATATTTCAATGGGATTTTGCTTGCCTTTTGCGTTTAAAGAATTGAAAGAGTTGAAAAACAGCTCAAAGAAAAAAGTTACTGTTAAAAGAAATAAATTTGTTATTTACAAATAAAAAAAACACACATCAAAGGGGATAATTAAAATGAAAAACACAACAGAAACTACTTACGAGAAATTTTTGGCATCAGAAAAAAGCAATACTCTTGCAGAAGCATATGAAAAATATGAGGATAGTGTTTCATATGAGCAACACAAGATTGACTCTGCTAATCAAAAAACACCAGTGTGGAAAGAAATCAATGGAAACAGCAGCGCACCTGTTGAAGTTGGTCAGACATTAAGCTTCAATATTTATGACACAGAGATCGAACATCCAGAAAGTATTATTGATTATACTTTGACAGTAGCACGAGAATACAACGGAAAAATCAGTAGAAAAACATATTCTAAGGATAAAAATAGTATTTCTATAGTAGATAATGAAGAAACAAGGATTACAAATTTTGCGTATATAAACGGGCAGTCAATCGAGCTTACTGAGGAACAGATTGCATACCTGAGAGAAGAAAGTATATTTAAAAGTTAAACTGATGTTTGAAAAAACTATGCATGGACTTTTAAATAGGTCTATGCATAGTTTTTTTATTTATTGGATATAGGAAAACTGTTCAAAAATATCTTCAAGTTTATTATTAAATTCAAAAGATTTTTTATATTCGTCAACAAGAGTGTTTACTGCCTCATTATCATCCACTCGATTATTTTGATTATCTCTAATCATAAAATTAAAGGTACCAATCCCATCATTAAAGAAATCTGTTATTATTTCTACACCTCGTCCTTTTAGAACAGTGTCGTATTGTTCATTATCTTTTATTTTAAGTCCGATTAAATAAAAAGCTATAATTAATGACTCATTAGAAAAATTATGTCCAAATCTGTAATTATTAGATGAGTTTAATAACATGTCAGAATATATTGTATATTTATTAACTTGTCTCAATGATAAATCTAAATGTTTTATAACTTCTTTACTTATATTTTTATGAGCTATGTCATAATAGCCTAAAACCTCAAGAAAATATTTTTCAGCGTTTGGCGCAGGTAATAAATATTCAAAATCTACAAAGCGATCTAGGTACTCATAACCATTAAAACCTTGTCCATAATAATTTCTAATCGTGTGTGATAATTCGGATTTATTACTGCAAATTATAAATTTTATTTTTTTATGTTTAAAGTAGTGTTTAACAACTTCAAGCAACTCAACCGCAAAAGTTGGTTTACAGCGGTCTAATTCATCAATTATAATAATTAATTCTTTTTTTTCAGTAAGTACATTAAGAAAATTATGAATTTCATCTTTAATTTTATCAACTGTAGTTACTGATTCTAGTAACTGTGATATTTCACTTTTATCTATTTTCACATCATCCACACCCAAGGCACCAGCGGTTGTCATTTTTGCAGCTACATTTGCTACAACTTCTATTACTTTAAAAAAAGCTTCCTTATTGTATTTCTCCACCCCTAATTTTTCCTCTTTTATATTTAACAAATTTAGCAATAATGCTAGTAATGGATTTTCATATATATCATTTTCCCAACTATTAAAGTAAAAAGCTTCTGTTTTTTCTTTTAGCAATGATAAACCCGTAAATAGATTATCTGCTGCCTCATCATCCTCATCATTAAGAAGATATTCAAATTGTTTTAAAAAAACTGTTTTACCTGTACCCCATTTTCCATCTATACCAATAACGATTGATCCATCTACATTATTTACGATGTTTATTAGGTTTGTTAAATGCTTGTTTCTATTTAAGTTGTTTTTTACTATTGTTTCTTGAAAATTACTTTTATTATCAAAGTCTATATTGTTTATGATTTTTATTGGTCTTTCCTCCTGATTTACATTCATTTTTGAATAAACAGAGTTAGCTATTATTATAATATTGCTTTTATCCTACTTTAGAACTCTCCATAAATATATTATACAGCAGAGTTTGATTCAATAAAACAGCCTCTTTTTTTGGTGGAGTTGCCTGCTATTTTCCTTTCAAGTCTCCATTAGTATATGAGAGAAGTAATTAGTTAAATAATCTACTTATAGAATAAAAGGCCGATACAAGACTTGCAAAGGAAATGGTAAAGCGTATCTAGCAACAGACAGGTACTTTCGAAAGAAAAAAACAGGTAAATTTGGACTTGAATCACACTCTAAGGCTTTCGAGTCTATGAATCGATGATTCAATATAAATAAAGCGTAACTTGCTTCCATTTTCCCTCTCAAGTGGCTATAAGTATATGAGAGAAGTAATTAGTTAAAACATTATTTATTTTAATTTTGAATTAAGTAACAATATTTAGTTGAAAATTAAAATTTATGTAATTATGAGTGTAGAAACGTTGTTATATAGGGGGTTGTTGCCCATATATCTTGTTTTATGCATAGTTATAATATATATATAACTATGCATAAAACAAGATATATCTCTTTTAATCACTGTTGTAACAACGTTTCCATTAGTTTTATTTCATAAATCGCTTTGAGCTTGCTCATAGCGAAGTTGGTGTAAGGCTCCTTTGCGTAGCACAGGAACGAAATACCAACACAAAAAACTTGCAAACTTGTTTGCTAATAAAAAAATGGAGGAATTTAAACAATGACAAAGTTAAAATTAGGAAGATTAGAAATGAAAGATGCAGTTGAATTAGTAGCAACAGAGGCAATGCAATCAATGTATAATAAATATGATAATTTGAAATCTAGCAATTGGACAGGTTTCAAAGCGCGTTTATCACAAGTTGCAGAATACGAAGAACATTGGACGTCAGAAAGTAACAGCAAAAAGAAAACGTGGTTTGATATTACTAAAGCAACTAATGACATTGAAGATATTGTTGATAATCGCACATTGAAAAGCGGCAATACTAATACTATTCTTACATTTAAAACACATGCTGAGAAAATCATATCACGCCACTTGTTACGCTCAAATGCTGATATTATTACAATGACAACAAAACAGATTGCTAGCTTATTGCCTGTCGATTTATATGATTTAGACAAAACAAAGTATGACTTAAAAGTAGAAGGTTATCAAATTGAAAAACGTTTCATTAATTATTTTTATTTTAAACGACAAGAAAGAATGCGACAAGCTATTAAATCAATCTTGAAAAAAATGGAAGATAACGGTGCTATTGAAGTGAATGAGAAAATCGTAGCTATTGACAAACAAGACGTATATTTAAAATTAGAAACACATGTGGCTGATGAAATTAGAAAGTTTTGGGATAAAAATAAAAAGGCATATCAAGAAACATTTAACAGCTCAATTGATTTTGATAAGACATTTTTAAGCGGCAGTGGTAGAGTACAAGAATATATTGAAAACGAAGAAATTTTCTACAGTAATCTTAAATTAAAAGGTGCTTTTATATCGAATGAAATTACTATTTTAAATAAAAACAAACTTGAGGAGTCAGTTAATAGATCCACTTTAGAAATGAATATCAAGCGATTCAAAGAAGAATACGTTGCGTATAATAGAAAATCACTGCGAACTAGAATCAAAAAGAAAGCTAGTGCTAATAATATCACAATGTATGATTTACCAGTTTCAGCATTTAATTATAGTTATGATTTTGGAAATAGTAAGCAAGTAGCAATGCACAACAAAGCTAATAATGAACTACTAAAATTTATCATTAAAGACTAGCATGTTTTAATTGCTAGTCTATTTTTATACAGTTTTATACATACAAAATACAAATTAAAAAATGGAGGAATTACAACATATGAAAAATTTTAAAATTAACGGTGCAGAAGTACGAACAGTAGAAAAAGAGGGAATGATTTACACAGTTTCAAACGATTTAGCGAAAGCGTTCGGTTATAAAAATACTGCTAAAATTAAACGACATATCAAAGAACATTGTTTATCAGCTGCAACTATTAATACCGCAGGTGGCAAACAAAAGATGGCTATCATTAATAAAAGTGGTTTGCTTTCAGTATGTGAAAAGTTAAAATATGAAGATGTAGCTAAAGAGTTAATTGATTATGTAAAAAATTATTCAGTCGTAGAGTCTATTTTTAAAGAAGAATACAATTTTGAAATTGAAACAATTGATGAATCAATTACATTTAAAGATTTATCACTTTTGATGAACAAATCAGGCGTAAAAATTGGACGAAATGAGTTATTTGCTTTTGCAAGATCAACTGGTTTACTTTTGACAAGCGGTAATTATTGGAACAGACCATCTCAAGAAATGGTGGATATGGGGCATTTAGAGGTGCGATTAGTGACTACTGAAACAGCAGTTGACTCATACACTCATATTCAACCTTTAGCTACTAAAAGCGGTCAGATTTATATTTTCAATAAATATATCGAATACTTGAAACGCTTTGAGCAGTCTGCTGCTTAGAGCGTTTTTGTTCTATATCGAAAATACGTGGCTAGACACGTTATCAACTCGTACTAAAAGTTAGATTTAATGGCTAACAAGCAAAAAAAATAGATGGCGAGCATCTTTAAAATCTAGTATTTGTTACTAAATGCAACACAGATAAACTATTAGAAAAGCTGTATGAATCAATATGTAATGAAAAAGGCACAGTCAACTGGTGTGAAAGTGAGTTCGATTCTCATTGACTGTATAACTTAACAGACTTGTCATCTGTTAAGTGAATGAAAAACTTACCTCCATTGTTTTTTGATACAACACATGAATAATTTTACCTCCAATTTTTTATTCGTGTGCTGTATTTTTTAAAATTAAGCATTAATAATATTAGTTTTTAATTTTGAAAAATACAAATACATAAAAAAGGAATGATTGATTTTGACAGAATTAATTTTGAAGCAAGTTATTTTATATGTAAGTGAAGTAGTATTGATTAGCTTTTTATGCTATCTAGCAGTTGATGCAACTCATAAAATTAAGCGTTTGATAAAAGGTGAAATTTATGATTAATCGTATCACTATTGAACATAACAAAGTAGTTAAAGAAAAGACTAATGAACAAAAACGCAGCGAATATTATAAAAGTTATAACAAGAGTAGAAATGAAACAGCAAGTGAATACGTCAAGTTTTACAAAAGTAGAAAGTGGGTCAATATGCGTGCGTTTGTAATGGCTCAAAATAATTGGATATGTCAGCATTGTTTGATGAATGACTATGTTGTACATGCTGATGTTGTAGATCATATTGTTCCGAGTCGAGTTGACTGGAGCAAAAGATTAGAGTTAACTAATTTAGAATCATTGTGTGATAGTTGTCATAAAGTTAAGACATTAGAAGATAAGAAAAAATATGGATTGTAAGGGATGAATATAATTGACCGACTTATACGCACAAGCGCTACAGAGAAAAAAAGAAAAGTCTGGAATTGATTACGCAAAATTATATAGCGGAACTTTCGAAGAAAAGAAAATAGAAAAATTAAAGCAAGAAAATATAAGAAAAAAACAAAAAATTGCAACTTGGTGTGCGGAGGATGATTTCAATGTCTAGTGAAGAAGAATTGAGAGCAGCAAGAGGGACACAGATCACTCTGAACAATGAACAAGCTAATGCGATCGCAGATTTATCTGCAACTAAAGTAAAAGAAACAGATAGTATTAAAGTTGTTAATATGAATAAAGCAGATGCGCAAGAGCATATAAAAAGACAAATTGAAAAATGGAATATAAAAAATGGAGGAATGAAGTAATGAATAAGTATACATATGTAATTAGTTCAAATAATAAAATTTTAGGCGTGTTCGATAACTGGACACTGTTAAATAAAACACTTGAAGAGTTAGAAAAAAGCGGATTGATTGTTGAGCTATTTGAGTTTGAAAACAATGTTTTCAATACAGAAGTGCTAAATGATAATGAATCAGATAGATATTATATAGCATACAAGGATGAACATAATAAAATAAATGTAGATACTTCAAAAATGTATAGTGATTTTGATGCTGAAGAAGAGTGTATTGAATTGGCTTTTAACAATGCAATGTTCAATATGGAAAAGACTGATAGACACAGGATTGCACCAAATTTAGCACGTGAAAAAGCATTTGAAAATTATTTTGTAGTTAATTTTGTAGATAGTATCAGAACTGACATTGTCAATGAAAACAAGTTGTATCATATCGCAGTTAAAACAGAAGACAATACACTTGATGTATCAGCAGAGTTTTATGAAACACTAGAAGAAGCGAGAGACAACATTGATAAACAGTTAGATGTTGAACAGTATATACTGTTCGGTGAGAGTGTATCAACGTTTGAGAAAATTGAAAAATGGGAGAATGGTAATAATGAATGAGTTTAATTATACGATTGTAAAATGTAAAGTTGATAGTGTGGTACATCATTTTGTAGATGATGCTTTCTTTAATAGTGTTGAGTTAGCGTTAGAGCAGATTAAGTATTTATATGAGACAGATGTGTTTAATGATGATAGTAATTATGTTTATGAAATTGTTAGTATCTAGTAGAGGAGAGATATAATGAAATTTATATTATTTGATTCTAATTATGGTCTGATTCCCCTGAGAGAAGATTATCATAACTTGTTCAAAAATCAGAGAGTCGAGATACACTCACCTGAATACTTAAAAGAAGAGCTTCATATCGTTGATACAGACTTCGAAGAAATATTGAGCGTTCAGAATAAAATAGAAGAAGATATAATCATTGGGCAAAAAGAAGATTGGTACGGATTTAAAGATATTAGAAAACTTGTAATTTATGATGGATATATTGAATAATATTGATGTCTGAGAGAGCGATTCTAAGACGTTTAACTATGTTGAGCAAGGTGAATGTGTGTTAAGTGTTGTTAGGATCGTTGTGATTGAATGGTAGATATTTATTAAAAATGGGAGAGTGAAGATACTATAGAAAATTTGAATAATAGTATTGAAGAATTAGAAGAGTATAGACAGTATAAGTTAAGTAAGAGCAGTGAATTGATATGAAAGATATTTTTAATTTTAAATTTAGTGAAGATAAGAAAGAATGTAAGAAAGAATATGATGAGTTAATGAAAGATACATCAGACAGCATTGATTTTGCTACTTATACAAAAGTTTTTTGTGAGAACGATCTAAGATACTGTAAGTGTCGACTTAGTTATTTATTAGAAAGTAATAGAGAACAAGAAGTAGAATTTGAAAAATTATTAGACCGATATATTTATGCTGAAAACTTTCTTAAAGAGACAGTTGAATATATTGAAAAACTTGAAAATAGAAAGAAGATGTATGAAGGATTCGCATTTTTAACACGAGAATATAATTTTTAAAAAATATTTTTTAAAATTTTAAATTTAATTTTATTTTTTTGAAATTTTTGGAAATAGGGGGCGTGGGGTTGATTTTTGTACGGACTGAGTCCAGTTAGAATTTTTTGAAACTCCCTTTTGACCCTTTTCATTTATCATAAAATTCTATAAAACAAACACTTTAAACCCTTTAATCGCAAGCATTGATGCAATTTCAGTATTATCTTAAATTTAAAAAACAGTATATTTTTTTTAGCCTCAAAAGTCAAAGATAGTCAAAGTCAATAAATGAAAGGAGAATTGAAAATGGCAAACAATAAAAAATTGTTATCGGCAACATCTAAAAATTACACAAAAGAAGAAATCGAAAGCAAGCAAGAACTTGAAAATAAATTACACGAATTTGAGAAGTTAGATACTGACATCAAACCACCGCATTACCTTGACGTAATGGGAAAAAATGAATGGAATCGAGTAGTACCGCTACTCCAAGATTTACCCGTTTCCAATTTAGATTATCATCTTATTGCTCAATACTGCAATTGGTACAGCGTTTGGAGAAAGAGTTGGCAAGATGTTAAAAAGAACAAAGCAACTCTAATCGAAGAAAACTCAAGCGGAATAAAAATTAAAAAAATCAATCCCGACTTTACAGTCATGGAGAAAGCAACAACTCAATTAATGCGAATCAGCAACGAATTAGGCATGACAATTTCAAGCAGAATGAGATTAGTTGATGTTTCAGAAGATGAAGAAGATGATCCATTTGCTTAATAATGAAACAAATTATGCAGAGCTTTACGCTAATCAAATTTTAAATGGTGAGATTGAAGCTAGTGAAATGATTAAATTAGCATGTCGGCGTCACATTGATGATTTAGAACGCTCTAAATCAGATGATTTTAAATACTACTTCAATAATAAAATGGCAAATAAAGCAATTAAAAACATTGAGTTGTTGCCTGCGGAAGATGGCAGTGATTTAGAGCTTGCGCTATTTCAAAAGTGGATAGTGGCCTCAATAGAGGGATGGAGAACAAAAGGAACTGACTACAAACGTTTTAGAAAAGCATATATTTCAATGGCGCGAAAAAATGGCAAAACATTTTTGGCAGCAGGTTTAGGAATGATAACATTGCTTACTGAAAAACACCCAGCGATGGGTCGCAGAGTTTTATTTACTGCTAATGAGCTGAAACAAGCTAAAATCAGTTACGAAATGTTAAGGGTAGGATTGAATAAACTTACCGAACAGTCAAAAAGTTTACGAAAAAGGCTAAAGATACAAGAACAGTTTATAAAAGATACTAAAAGCAACTCATTTGCTAAGGCAATGAGTAGTGTCGCCAAAAATGCAGAGGGTTATAACCCAACCTTTGCAATCATTGATGAGTATCACGAATCTAAATCAAGAGCAATGTACAATTCAATTTCCAAAGGAATGGGACAACAGAAAAATGGGTTGCTTGCTATCATATCAACAGCAGGTGAAAATTTAAACGTTCCGATGTTTGAGGAGTACGAAATGTGTAAGTCTATTCTGCGTAAAGAATTAGACGCAGACAGATATTTCATAGCAATTTATGAATTAGATGCAGCTGCTGAAATTCAAGATGAGAAAAATTGGGTGAAAGCCAATCCATTACTTTCTGACGAAATAAAATTCGGTCAAATGAAAGAGAACATGCGTGAGGAGTATGAAACGGAAAAAATGCGTGGTTCACTTTATTCACTCCTAACAAAAAATTTTAATATGTGGATTCAATCGTCTGAGAATGCTTATATGACGATTTCAGATTGGCGTAATTCACAGGTTGAAAAGAATGATATTAATATCAGCGGAACAAAAACTTGGATTGGTTTAGATTTATCAAGAACTAATGACCTTTCGTCGGTCGGGTGGATTCACGAGTTAGAAGATGGAACGAAATATATTGACTCACACTCATTTATTGCGACTTATAACGAAGATATACAAAGTAAATCTGATAGAGAAAAAATTGATTATCAACGTTTAATTGATAATAATTTGGCGACTGTCACAGACTCGATAAGCGGAATCATTAGTAAAGAACAAGTGATGAGATATATATTTGAGTATGTTGAATTACACAATTTAGATGTGCAAGGTTTTTGTTATGATGCGTATAGTGCCACAGAATGTTTGAGTATTATCGAACGAAAAAATTTGAACTGGGATGTATTCGATGTTAAACAAGATTATAGAAATATGACAGTTCCAATCGTTGCATTGCGTAATGATCTGTTAGAAAGAAAAGTTTTACACAATGAAAATAAATTACTAGAAATAGCAGTGAACAACGCAATCATTACTAAAAATGATGACATGTTGAAGATAAATAAGAAGAAAAATAGAAATAAAATAGACCCGATTATTTCCGTTATCATTGCTTATAAATTAGCGATGATTGAAGTAGAAGAAACAACGCAATTTTACGGTGTGTTTTAGGAGAAGGAGGTGAAAATTATAGGAGTTTTAGCAAGTATAAAACAAGCATTAACGAGAAGTAAAAAAAGCAGTGTGCAGTTTTACAATAATAGTAACTACTGTTCAAACTATTCTAATATTAACGCATTAAAGAACAGCGATATTTTTACTGCTGTACATGTTTTGAGTAGTAGTATTGCAACAGCTAAAATAGAGAAGTTTTTAGATAATAAAATTACAAATGACTCTATCGTTAAATTATTTAATAGTAGACCAAACGATTTTATGAATGCATATGACTTTAAATACGTTATAGCTGCAAACATGTTGTTAAACGGTGAAGCATTTGTAAAAATCAACATTGATGAAGATGGTAGTGTAGATTCATTAACATTTTTAAATAATAGTAGTGTAACTATTAAAACAATAGAACAGGATATTATTTATTCAGTATCACTAAAAAATGAAACGATTGATTTAACTCAGTCAGAAATTTTACACTTTAAATACATGACGATTGACGGGTTTAACTGTTACTCACCTTTGCACAGTCTTGTACAAGAGTTAGAAATATCTAATCGTAGTAATAACTTTTTAACAAACTTTTTCAAAAACGCAAGCAATTCCAGCGGTGTGTTAAAAATGAACTTTGCAAAATTGAATGATGAACAAAAAGACGAGGTAAGAAATTCGTTCGAGAAACTCAACAGTGGCTCAAATAACAGTGGAAAGATAGCTATTATTGATCCGTCTGCTGATTATCAACAGTTAAAAATTCCAACTGAGATTTTAGATTTTTTAAACAGCTACACGTTTACAACAAAACAAGTTGCAAAAGCATTTAATCTACCGATTGACCGCTTGGGCGGAGAGAATCAGCATACATCGATGAACGATTCAAATAATGTTTATGTTACTGATACACTCATTCCTTTCTTCTCAACGCTAACATCAGAAATTGAGTTCAAATTATATGATACAAACAATCTTAATTTTACAATTGAATTAAAATTTAATTATCAATATTTATACGACTCAGACTATAGCACTAAAGTAAAAAACTATTCTTATTTAGTTAGCAATAGAATTATTTCAGCTAATGAAGCACGTGAAAAATTAGGTTTTGACAGAGTCAATGATCCAACTGCTGATGAGCTGAAAGAATCACCAAATAATAAGGAGGTGATAATTTAAAATGAAAAAAGAATTTAGAAGTATTAGCAATATGTCAGCAACAGAAGACATGACAATTGAAGGTTACGCATTAAAGTTTGACACATTCAGCGAAGACTTAGGCGGCTACATTGAAACAATTCACAAAAACGCACTTGATGAAACTAATTTAAGTGATGTTGTTTGTTTGATGAATCACGATGAAAATTTAGTCTTAGGTCGAACAAAAAACGAGACTTTACAGCTAACAGTTGATGAAATCGGCTTACACTTTAAGTGTAAATTAGCTGATACGCAAAACGCTAGGGATTTATATACGCTTGTAAAACGTGAAGATGTTGACCAATGCTCATTCGGCTTCTTTCTTGATAATAAAGATTATGAAATGCGAGAAGAAAACGGTGTAATTGTGCGTCATATTAACAAGTTTTTATCACTATATGATGTATCAGTTGTTACATACCCAGCCTACCAAGACACAAGTGTTGAATCACGAAGTATCAAAGAAGCACAAAAAGAAGTACAAAATTTCAAAAATGAATCACGTAAGAAAAAATTAAATATTAGCATCAAATTAGCACATCTCAAATAAATGAGAGGTGTATTTTTTTGTCTAAAAATAAAAAATTAAAGGTGGAATTATTAGATGACATTACAAGAAAAGTTAGAAGCAAAGAAATTAGAACGAGCAGATGCAATTAATAAAGCATCAGAAGCGGTTGAAAAAGATGAATTAGATTCAGCGGATGAGTTATTGGCAGCAGTTGAAGCTTTTGACAAAGCCATCGCTCAACTTGAGAAATTAGAAGTTTTGTCGGCGCAAGAGTCAGACGAAATTGAAGAAACAGTAGATGCAAAAGTAGAAGAAACTGAAAAACAAAAAAATGATGATGAAAAAGGAGTTCGTAAATTTATGAAAAACACAGTAACAGCAGCAGATGCTTTAGAAACAACAAAAACAAAAGAGGTACGTTCATTCATTGAATATATTCAATCAAAATCAAAAGAAGCACGTAGTATCACAACATTAGAATCAGAAGCTATTATTCCTATTCAAGTAATTACGAAAGCACAAGAGCAACCAACAACTGTTGTTGATTTACGTGATTTTGCAAATGTTGTAAAAGTTGAAACGAAATCAGGCTCATACCCAGTTTTCAATGGTACCGATGCAGTGTTACCAACGGCTGAAGAATTGGCTGAAAATCCTGACTTAGAAGATCCAACTTTTAAAGATGTCGATTATAAAATCCAAACACGTCGAGGTGTTGTGTTAGTTTCTGAAGAAGCTTTAGACGATGCAGACAACTTAGAAGCATTAATCTCAAAACATGTTAATCGAATTGCTTTAAATACATCTAACAAAGCTATTGCGAATGTTTTAGCTAAAGCGCCAGCAGTGGCAGCAACTTCACTAGATGAATTAAAAGCAGTGTTCAACACTAAACTTGACCCTCAATACAATTCAATGATTGTTGCATCTCAATCATTCTTGCAACTTGTTGATACACTAAAAGATGCGGATGGTCGTTATATTTTACAGCAAGATATTACGCAACCATCAGCCTACATTTTGTTCGGTCGTAAAATGGTAATTCTTAAAGATACCGTTTTAGGCAAAGCAGGCGAAGCAAAAGCATTCGTTGGTGACGTTGAAGCGTTTGTTTTATTTGCAGACCGCAAAAATATCACAATGAAATGGGCAGAAGAACGCAAATATGGTGAATACTTGCAAGCAGTTCTACGTTTTGATGCGGTTGTAGCAGACGATGCAGCAGGTTATTTAGTTAACTTGTCATTACCTGCACCCGAAAAAGCAGCAAAATAATTGTAAGCAGAGTGGTAGATAATTCTATCACTCTATTTTTTTAAAAGGAGTTGATAACAATAGTAGATATTAAAACAATTAAAAATGCTTTGCGAATAGATCATGATTATGACGATGAGTTGCTGTTAGATATTTATATTCCAGCTGCTGAGATTGATATTCAAACATCAATTACATCAAATAACGATGATAGTTTTTTCAATGATAATAAATTATATAATTTAGCGGTCATTATTTTAACAAATCATTTTTATGAGTATCATTCAATTCAGACGTTAGACAATGTAAAAGATGTAAATCATTCGTTATCAACATTGTTGCAAAAGTTAGACGGTGATTATCGATTATGGGCTATGAATCAGCAAAACTAGATAAAAGAATTACATTCTATTCAAAAGAAAGAACGGTCAATTCAAACGGCATCGATGTTGTCAAACCAGTCGAAAAATTCACATGCTGGGCTAGAATAAGACAGCAATATTTGAATGAAATATATTCGAGTTTTGGAAACGAAGCGCTGGAAGATGTTGTTACTATAATCATCCGTCATCAGCAAATTGAAGAAATCAAAAATAATTGGCTCATCAAAATGAATAATAAAAATTATGAGATTAAGAAAATTAATACTGATGTTTCTGAGAAGAAATGGACAACAATCTTGGCGAAAGAGGTGAGTGTCTAATGAGCAGTGATAGAAACGTAGGTAGTGTGAATTTTGACTTAGGTGACGTTGAGAAAAATCTCATTAAATTAGCTAATGAAAAAGAAATATATACAAAAGCACAGATGAAAGGCGCTAAATATTTTGCTAATAAATTAGCGGAGAATACTCCGATTGGCGAAGAGTTTGAAGGAAAGCCGTTATCAGATGATGTTAAATATGAAGATGTATTAGACATGTCGTTAATTGGTTTTAGTGATAAAACGTATTATCGTGCTCATTTTGTTGAACTAGGAACAGAAACACAACAAGCCCAACATTTCATTGAGCGAACAATGTTAGAAGAAAGTCAAAATGCAATGGATATTGTGATGCAAGAGATTAAAAAGGGGCTAGATTTATGAGGTTAGCAACTTTAAGACTTGAGCTGATTGATATTCTAAAGCATTGGGATATGAAAGTTTATGCTTATAGAATGCCTGAAAATTATGAGTTAGCAAGCAATTTACCTGCATTGAAATTAACGACTGTGTCAACGCAAGCAACAAAATTCGCAAGTGATTCATTGCAGTCAACAGTGCAAAAGTTTCAGATACAAATGTATTTAAGTGTTGAGCAAGAAGATATTGAAGCAATGATAGATGAGTTAGTTGAAAAATTAGAAATGAAAAATATTTTTTATAGTTTCAGCGTGGAAATGCTACATGAAAATATTGAAAACATTCTAGTTGTAACACTACACTTCACACATCAAAGCTATAAAAAAATTAAAATAGAAAAGGATGATTTATAAAATGGTAGCATTAAAAGGTTTTAAACGAGCAATTATTGGGGTTTATGATGAAGCAGGCAAGAAAGTAATCAATAAATTTGAATTTACACGAAAAGATGGCGAAGGTGGTTCAGTTTCTGCTGACATCAGCGGCTTGGCAGGTGAACAAATTAAGTTATCAGCGGGTGATGGAGATTATTACGTTGCGCAAGCAGGTGTTGGCGATGTAAAAGTTAAATTAACGTTAATGGATTTATCAGATGAAATCATCGCAGCCATCAGTGGACATAAAACGGAAGTGGGCGGATTGAACGCAGTCGGAAGTGGCTCAGTAGCTCCGTACTGTTCTTTAGTTTTAGAATCAACAACTTTAGGTGAAAAGCCTTATTTCACAGGTTTTTCAAAGGGTAAATTTACAATTGATTCTGCAAAAATGGAAACGTCGGAAACAGGTAAAATTAACATTGAGTCAGATACAGAATTGGAGTTTGGAGCAATCTCAGACGAGAATGGTGATTCTTACAAATACGGCACAGGTGCAGATAAGTTTGCACCAATGGAAAAATACGCATTCCCCGGCTTTGATGAGGTTGCAGATAAAAAATTGGCAGGTAAATAATAAACACAGTACAGTAGTGTATTTGTAATATGCTATTGTACTTTTTAAAAATAAGAACACAAAAAAATATAAATTAAAGGTGGAAAAAACAGAATGGCAAACGTAATCAAAATTGAATTATTTAATGAAGAAACAGAGAAAACAGAGGTATATACAGCAGGTCGAATCAGCGGCAACATTACATTGAAAGCAATTGAATTTAAAATCAAAGCTGAGGCAGGGGCAGAAAATGAACTTGTACAAGTACGAGAAATGGCTGAATTTATTGTAACTGATGTATTTAAAAATCAATTCACAGTAGAAGAATTGTATTCAGGTTTAGAATCGCATGTACTTTTTCCAAAAATGGGTGAAATTATCGAGACTGTTTTAGTAGGAAAAAAGGGCTTAACACCTCCAGTTTAGCTCAAGGGGAAGCAATCAGCTATACAGAGTATTATAATGATCTTAAAAAATTATTTTCACATTTACTAAGTGAAAAACTTATCACATTATCGGATTTAAGAGATAATGATTTAGATGAGATGCTATCTCTGATAGCTGGTAGTCCGTATGACTCAACAACTGAAGAATACTATACGGAAGAAATAGAAAGTAGCCAATATGGCTCAACGATATAGATATAAGCATGATGTTCATTAATTTGAATATTGTGCTTATATTTTTTTGATTAAATTTAGAAAGGAGAGAAACAATGGTAGATGCAAAAAGAGGTAAAGTTTATGGTGCGATGGCGATTGGTATTGATTTAGAATCAGCAGGCTTTCAAAAATCACTAGCGGCTACAACACGTGCAGTTAAAGCAACTATGAGCGAGATGAAGGCTCAAATGTCTATCGTTCAAGCAACAGGCACAGAATTAGATAAATTAGAAACAAAATATAATGCGACTAATAAAGTAATTGAAGCCCAAGAAAAAGAACTTGCAGGATTGCACGCTAAACATCAAACAGCAATCAAAGATTTTGGCGAAACAAGTAAGCAAGCTACCGATATGGCTACTAAGATTAATAATGTTGTTGCTAAAAATCAAGCGTATCATGCACAGCTGGAAAAAGTTAGCGAAGAATTAGCGGAGTACAAGTCTAAAACGACTGAAGTTAGTCGTGAAATGAAATTACAAGCGACTGAATCGGATAGTTTAGCACGCTCAATGCGAGCGCAAGGTAATGAAACTGGTGCTTTAAAAGTAGAATATGACAGCTTATCAAGCACTATTAGAAGTAGAAACGTTTTAATTGATGAAGAAAAACGTAAACTTGCAGAATTGAAAAATAGTAAGGGTGCTGATGCTACTGAAACACGTGAGCAAGCTATTAAAGTAAGAGACTTGCAAAGCGCAAATGGTGAAGCAGTACAATCACAATCTAAACTAAAAAATTCAATGAAAGGTTTAGATGGCGCTATTGCAGATACTAGCAATGGTTACTCAAACATGTTCGCAGTATTCAAAGGCTCATTTTTAGCTAGCGGAATAATGTCAATTATTACTACAATTGGTAGCACAATTAAAAATTCAATCGGTAGTGCTATTGAGCGTGTGGATAAGATAGATACAGCTACTAAATCACTTACGCAATTAACTGGATCAGCAGCAAAAGCAGGTAACATTATGAAATCTGTGAGTGCTGTAATTAAAGGGACTCCAATTGCAATGGATGCAATGACAGAATCAACAAAAGGTTTGATAGCATCGGGAATGAACGCTAGTAAAGTTGAGGGTGTTTTAAGAGCTACAACAGATGCTGCTTACGGTTTAGGTAAAGGCGAGGAATCAATCGGTCAAATATCAGATGCTTTCAAAGCTTTGCAAGCAAGTGGAACAGCGTCGTTAGGTGATTTAGCACGATTAACGGATGCAAACGTACCAGCAATTAAGATTCTAGCTAATCAGTATGGAATGTCTGTAGAAGATATGAAGAAAAAAATCACGAGTGGCGCATTAAAGTCTGAAGAAGTAATAGATAAATTAGTTCAAGGTATGGAAAATGGCACAAAAGGTAGTAATGGAGCGACTATTGCATTAGCTGGACAAGCAAAAACAGCAGGTGACTCAATTAGCGGCAGTTTTGCTAACATGAAATCAGCAATCAATCGTTCAATCGCAAACATCATCACACCATTTAAGAGCATTATGATTAAAGGAATGACTGATGGCGGTGCAGTAATTGAAAGAATGTTCGGCGGTATGGGTGGTTACATTCAAACGGCCATGGATAAAGTTAAATCATTTGGAAGTACATTTAAAACTGTACTTGGCAATGGTTTAGAAGGTGAAAAAGTTAATATTTTAGCGAAGTATTTTGATATTGGCACAGTAGCAGCAATTATTGATAATATCGGCAAAATAAAAGAAAAGTTTGCAGACTTTAAAGCAGCGTTGAGTAGCGGCACTGGTAACGTATTCGGAAAGTTTAAAGAAAGTTTTGAAGTTATGAAAACTGTTATCATGAGTGCGATGCCAGCAATTAAATCAACAATTACAGGTGCAATCACAACATTTAAAGCGGTATTCAATACATTAAAACCTTTCATTATGCCAATAATTACGCAAATTGTAGATATTTTCAAAGGTATTTTCACCACTTTAAAAACATTTTGGGCAGAAAATGGAACAATGATTATTACAGCAATCACTAATGTTATTAAAGGCATTCAAACTGCAATACAATTTATTTTACCTATCATAAAGCCAGTTTTAGCAGTGATTTTCAGTATTATAAGTGGTGTGATAAGTAACATCAAAGGTGTTATCCAAGGTGGTTTATCCGTAATAATGGGTGTTATAAAAATATTCGCAGGACTTTTTACTGGTAACTTCTCAAAAATGTGGGAAGGTATTAAGCAAGTTTTTGCAGGTGCAATTAAATTTCTGTGGAACGCTGTCAATCTCTTGTTTGTCGGTAGAATACTTAAAGGTGTTAAAGCCTTAGCAACAGGGGCTAAAGCACTTGTATCAGGAATGTGGGCAGGCATCAAAGGTTTCTTCACAAGTGGTGTTTCAACAGTTTGGAATATTTATAAATCAATGCCTACACGCATTTTAAACGGGTTTAAAACACTCGGAACAGGCGCTAAAAATACCGTTTCAAATATGTGGAATGGCATTAAAAGCTTTTTTACAAATGGTGTCTCATCTGTATGGAATGGCATAAAGTCATTACCATCAAAAGTTGTTAACTTATTCAAAAATATGAAAGATGGTGTTTTTGGTTGGGTTAAGAAAATGATTGATAATGTTAAAGATATGCCACATAGAATGGCTGAGGGAATTAAAAATGGCGCTAGTGCATTGAAAAATAAATTTAAATCGATGTTTGTGGGCGTCGTCAATGTTATTTCAAAACCCGTGAATGGTATTCTAGGTGGTATAAACTGGGTACTTGATAAAGTTGGAGCAACAGAATTGCCGACTTGGAAAGTACCAGCTTATGCAAAAGGTACGGACTCACATGCAGGTGGTCTAGCAATGATTAATGATGGCAAAGGTAAACATTATAAAGAGGCAGTACAAAATCCCGATGGCAGTACATTTATCGCACAAGGGCGTAATGTTGTCATGCCGTTACAAAAAGGGGCGAAAGTCTTAAACGGTAATGACACGAATATGTGGATGCAATCCATGAACATACCACACTACGCAAACGGTATTGGTAATTGGTTTAGTGGCGCATGGGGTGCTACTAAAAACGTTGCATCTAAAGCATGGGGCGCTACGAAAGAGTTCGCAGGAGATATTTGGGACTATGCTAAAAATCCGATGAAAATCGTCAAAGATGTAGTTAACAGCACGCTAAAACCCATATTAGGAACAATGTCTAAAGCACCTTTATCAATTGCTAAGGGAGCAGTTAATACCACTTTCGGTAGTATGGGCAAGTGGATAAAAGGCATCTTTGAAGAAAATGGTGGCACAAGTGGCAATGTCACTGGTGGGGCTAAAGCGTGGATACCAAATATCAGAAAAGCTGCTAAACGAATGAATGTTGATTTAACACCATTTGGTATGGAATCAATTCTAAAACGTATTACAAAAGAGTCGAATGGTAGTGCAAGCATCGTCAATAATTGGGATTCAAATGCAAAAGCTGGAACACCATCCAAAGGCTTACTTCAATATATCCAACCGACTTTAAATAGTTGGGTGCCGAAAGGCGTTAAACCCGATTTAGGCAATGGTTACACTCAATTGTTAGCCATGTTTAACGACAGCAACTGGTTGCGTGATATTAACATGCCAAAAGGTTGGGGCCCGACAGGTATCAAGCGTTATGCGAATGGTGGCTTCATTAATAAGCATCAAATTGCTGAAATCGGAGAAGAAGGCGAAGAAGTCATTATTCCACTGGGTCTTAACAGACGTGATAGAGCTATTCAATTGTTGCACAAAACGATGGATCGCTTAGGCGTTAGCAGAGATAGTGGCAACTCTATAGTGCAAAAAGGTGGAAATACTAACAATGCAACAACTGTAGTGAATGATAATAGCGAGTTAGTGGCATTATTAACACAACAAAATTCTTTATTAACGCAACTTGTGAAGAAAGACACATCTATTCAATTAGATGGAAAAACAATTGCTGAAAGCACTAATCAATATCAGAAAAAAACTTCTCAAAAACTAAATATTGCGAGAGGAACAGTATAAGGGAGTGCGGCATATAGCCGCCTCTCTTTTTTAATGAAAGGAGTGATGTAATGTCAGAAATAAAATTTAATTACTGCGGCTTTGATAGCTATAAAGAATTGGGGCTAATCACAAATGATACGCAAAGAAGCGTTACAGCAGAATTTAAAGAGCAAAAAACAGAAATCGCTGGAATGGTTGGCGATTTATATGAAGGTACTTCACTAGGCAGCAAAAAAATTGAGATTGATGTGACGTTAGTCTCAAATACAGAAGAAGAGCGTGTATATACATTACGAGAGCTATCAAACTTAATCAGACAAACAACAGATGGAGATGAATACCCTTTGATTTTTTCTGATGAACCCGATGTAACGTGGTGGGTGCATCCAATTGAGATTTCAGATACTGCACGTATCGCTAAAAATTCAAGTTCTGTATCTTTCACAATGTCATTTTCATGCTCTGAAGGCGTTGGCTATCAAACGAAAGAAGAAATACAACTCACTACAGAAACAACAACGTATATACCTAAAGGAAACACAACAACACGTCCTGTGTTAACGCTAACGACTGATAGTAATCTATCAAAAATAGGTGTAGCGAACGGTGATGAATATGTTTATTTAGGAGCGGGCTTTGATGTTGAAAATCAAGATGCACCAATTAATTTAAAGCCACGTATATTAAATGACTCATGTAACTCATTAGCGCCATGGACGAAAATAAGTACTCCCACACTTACATTTAACATTGAAAATGGAAAATTAGCAACGGATGCTGACATGGCAAGTACTCCAAGCGCAATTAAAATTGGTGATAAAAGTGGCAAACCATTTTTCGGTACTAATCCAAGCGGTGCAGGCAAAGGTGCTTGGTATGGACCTGTCAGACAACAGATGCTATCTAAAGAATGCGACGATTGGCAAGTTACTGCACGCTTTAATATGGAAAATAAAACACCTCGTGCTAAAAATAAAATGGAGCTGTATTTATTAGATAAACAAGGTATGAGAATTGGTAAGATAATGGTTAAAGATAGTGATTATTCGCTTGAAAACACTATTGATTTACAGATTGGATATGCCTCAGAAAGTGGACGTTTTAAGGCTGTTTATAATTCAGATCGTGATGGGCAGGGCAAGGTAACAAGTAAAAATAAC